ATCCAGAAGGCATCCCACAGGAAGCTGCTTCCAGCTCAAATAAAGGTATTGAGTTTTTATGAATAGCTTTTATATGCGGTGTATCTTTAGCGATATTATCGCATGTGGTCTCGATAAAAGGAATTACAATATTTCTACCAAATTTTTCAATTATGGTATTATATAATTCTTCAGTAAGTTCTTTTTTGCCAGTTTCAAGTTCTGATAAATAGGATTGTGATATTCCTCCTATTTCTTTTCTAAAACATTCTTGATTCATTTTCAAGGATTTACGCAACTGTGCAATATTTAGTTTACTCATACATTGTTAAATATTGTCAATATAGCGATATTTTATTGCGATAAATAGCGATATATTGCGATAAGGTAGTATATTTGCATCACGATAACGATACAAAGATACGCAACTTACAAATAAGGTGCAATAGTATAAACATATTAAATCACACGATTATGAGCACGAAGAATTTTTTACACGAAGTTATGAGTCTTGCATGGCAGTTCGTTCGCAAGAACGGTTTCACGATGTCAGAAGCATTAAAGTGCGCTTGGGCTAACATGAAATTGAAATTGCAGATGAAAAGCAAGATTGTGAAATTCTACTTTCAAAAGGTGGATGGTTCTGTAAGAGAAGCCTAC